CGCCAGCAGCGTAGTTCGCACCAGAATTTACGTTAACGCCCAACTGATCTGGGGTATCTATGTTATAACCCTGGTCATAACGAAGAGAACCGTCGGCCATCTCAGTGAAATCACCCGTGGCAAGCCGCTCGTCCTTTATCTCCGTGTTTAATTTTACGGCAACATCTGATGTCGGCGCGGACTGCTGACCAACATTCTGGATATAATTAGGTTGCTCAGAGGCGCTAAAACTTTCTACAGCCGCAGCTTGGTCATCAAACTCAGCAGCAATGCCCCCACCGTGAGGGATGACTTGGAATTTCTTAGTAGCAAAGTTATACGAAAGAACACCCGCATCGCTGGTGCCAAGCATGTTGCCCTCGCCAGCGTTGAATTGATCCACGGTTAAATTTACGGCCATAGAGAAATCTCCAACAAAACTTTCTCACACCATACAACAAACCCAAATGAAATTATACCCGCAATATTTTTGGGGGCCCTGGGTCCCTAATGCTTTTACAAATGAATGATTCCGGTGGACCAACTATACAGGCGCGAGGGTGGTGGTGCCCCCGCCAAAAGGGGGGGAGGGGGGTGCAATCCTGGCGGGCAAACGTACCGGATTGGCCCCAGTTACACCTTGCCAAGCATAGGACCGGCACCGGCCGGCCGTCGGTATAGGTAAAATAAAAGATGTTTATTGTGGTTTAATTGTGATTTAGTTGTTGCCTGCCCATTGACATTCCACAAGCCCAGCCTCATATAGAATATATGAAAAGCAATGAAGCATTTTCATCTTAACCAAAGGACCACACAATGAAAAACGCAATCAACTATATCACACGCGCGGCAACAGTAGAACAGAACGACGGCGGCCTACAGGCGCAGCACGAATTCTATGCGAACCTTGCCAAGCACGTAAACGCAGAGTTGAAGCGCACAGAAAAAGACGCGATCGCGGCAAGCAATGCCGAGCGCGTCGTGACTAGCACGTCGGACATTGCGCCGAATCGGGATCTTTATATTGAGCTACACGGTATCAAAGCTTGGAACGAGAACAAGCGGACATCCAACCGGACCACACTAATCTGGAAATAATCACATCGGGGCCCAACAACGGGCCCCGATTTTTCGTCCACGCTAAACATTAACAAAGGATACGACACTATGAAAAACGGAATCATATACAACGGGCCCAGCCTCTTGGATGGTAAACCAATCGTTGCGATTGCAACGTATAGCGATCGCAACAGTAAGACGGGCAAGGTATTACAGACATACATCATACGCTCGGATATCTCGCCATTGAATGCAAGCAAGTCCGGTGAAGACTTTTCAATATGCGGTGATTGCAAATTCAGAGGCACACCGACAACGGATCCGGTACGCAAGCAAGCGGTAAAGCGCGACTGCTACGTTAACCTCGGACAAGGTCCGACAATCGTGTACAAGTCTTATATGCGCGGCGTGTATCCTGCAGCAGACAACGTAGGCGATCGCGTCGACCTAGGCACCGGCCGCGTCGTTCGTATCGGTACTTACGGCGATCCGGCAGCAGTCCCGTCCTGGATATGGGACCAACTCATTCGACACTCTGAATCACACCTTGCATACTCGCACCAGTCCGGATTCCGTCCTGATATCGCGATGCAGAGTGCAGACACTGAAGCACAAGCGCAAGCCCATTGGGCCCATGGCAACCGGACCTTCAGAGTGATCACGGACCTAGGCGAGTTGATTAAAGGCAAGGAGATTCTATGCCCCGCAAGTAAAGAGGCCGGACAACGGGTGCAATGCAACGCATGCAAGTTATGTGGCGGCACATCAGTTAAAGCTTCCAAGTCAATCGCAATTGTGCAACACTAAACATAGGGGCCTTCGGGCCCCTATTAACCAATGTGAAAAGGATAAGACAATGCAAGCAAGTGAACATAACGCCGTCAAAGAGGCGATCGCGCTCCGGATTTCGATACACAAGGCCGCGGAAAAAATCATCGACAACGATTATGATGTGACACATCTAACAGATAACATCATGACCTTAGTTCTGAACTGGGCGAATCCGGTACACGCGGACTATGCCGTCAAGCCTCAAGGTGTAACATCATGAGGGAAATTGCTTTGGAACTATGCGCTGGGCTCTGTGTCTTCGCGATCCCGCTAAGTCTTTTATTCTTTGGAGGTGTACTATGATTACCGCAGAAATTTCTTGCGACATCGCATCCCTTGCCATCGAGGCAGGGGACACGCTGTTCACATGGGAGAACGACATCGGATCTGATGGCGGGTTCAACGTCCACATATACCAGAGTAGCGATGACATCACGGCGCTGGACGTTTCAGACTTGGAGTTCTTTACCAAGTTAATTGTTGGTCCGAGACAGGCGCGGATCTGTTGGTCCGATTGTTACGACCCATACGCAGAGCAGCATAACAAAATATGGTACGAGGACCGGAACATGAACCCATACGCTGCGACCTTGGCCCAAGGCCGGTACGATGTGTTCAGATCGCATGGCGATTGGCACTTTGTACGGGAGGGTGACCTCGACCTTCCTTGGTTAAAGCCAGTGAAGGTCGAGACCACCTTGTTCGGGAAGCCATACACCAGCACCGAATGGGTGCCGGCGTGATGGGACGGGGCCTTCGGGCCCCTTCTTATCTACAGCAACCAGTATTTAAGCAGGGCCGCAGAGCGTGGACGTCCACGGCGAGGCCGCAGAGCCGCAGAGCTATGGCCGCGGACCATCGAGCGGGGCCGCAGAGCCAAGCACATTAGCATAATGATCAAAGATGCGGGGCCGCAGGGCCTTGAGCAAGGCCGCAGAGTTCTTGAACGAAGAACCATGGGCCTCGGACAGGCCACCAGCTAATAGGTTCGGGCCCTCGGACCCCTCAAACAAAACAAGGGCGCCCGTAGAGAGGGCCTTGACCAAGAAGAAACTCAGCCCCCCGCGAGAGTGATATGCCATATGCCAAGCCGCCTGATGAGGCGAGACTTTTACGGCGTTAGACTTACTTACCTTCAACTCTATCCAAACGGGCAAGCCTTCCCAAAGCAAGTGAACATCAGGTACACCGCCGCCATGCTTGTTTTCAATGCGTGTAGCATAGGTATTTTTAGGTAGGTTGCTCCTCAACATACTCCAAAAGTTCGCCTCCGGTCCTCGGCTCATCTGTTACATCCTTATAGTCTGCGTCGATCACAAAAGCCTGCGGGTATTGTTTCTGCAAAGCGGCCAGACGAGAGGTGATCTCATCCCGTGATAGCTGGTCCAATGTGTTGATGTTTTCCCGTCGATCAATAGTAAGGCCACCCAAAGCGGAGCGAATTTTTTCTGCGTTGATGGCGGCAGAGAATTGACCTGCATCCTCGGCTCCTTGCGACAGCTTATGCAATCGTTCAAGTTGTCCTATTGTGGTGACAGCATAGCGTCGTTCCCGTTCAGCCCGTAGCTCAGTGATATACTCCAAGACATGAGGGTAGTCGCGACCGTTCAATAGTTTGGAAGCTGTGACAGGCGCAACATCATGAGAGTACCCAGCCTTACGGGCGGACTCAGCGTTGGAGTATATCCCCTCTACTACATGACGAGCGAAGGTCATCTGTCTGGTGGTGATCTTGCGACCATGTTCATCTTCGGTTTTCTTTTTCAGTGAAGTCATAGCACCCCTCCTATTCCACAACCATACAACAAGCAGTAGGCTATGCCAAGTTCTCCTATAGCTTATATCCTAGGTCGAAGTGTAATAGTAAAACCAAGAATCTACCCTTGGGCTGGTTGAAATGTTCTCAACTATTACACTATTCTGTAATACCTACACCTGTTTGTAATAGTGTTTGTAATACCTATCACACTACCTAACAGTATGGTTTTGTTATCTTATTCTTGCCTGCTTCTACAACTATTACAACTATTACACTTTTGCCTCGACTTTTTATTGCACTACACTTTTTTCTGTCAGATTGCTCTATATGTAATGTTAACCCATGGCCGTGGACCGAGGTCCGAGAAAAAAGCACTTGCCCCCTTGAATTATATGTGCATACTCCACAACTAGAGTACATTAATTATCTTAACCAATGTGAAAAGGAAGACCACCATGAAACTCCAACTCAAAGCAATCAAGCATACTGAATGGGCAAGTGAAGAGACACATTGCTACCAAGCGTCTTTGTTTGTGGACGGCAAGCCTGTTGCTATTGTTAGCAACGATGGGCACGGCGGATGCGATCGTGACTATGACCACCCTAAGTTCAAGGGTGACTACCGCGCTACGATGAATGCGGTACACGAGTATTTCAAATCATTACCTAACGAGCCTAGTGAGTGGAGTGAGGATGGTTTTGCTCAGTCATTAGAGGGTTGGTGCGGTGATCAGGTCAATGAGTTCCTCAGTTCGCGTGAGTTAAAGCGCAAGTTTAAGTCTCATGTCTTGGTTCAACTCAAGTACAAGGAAGGTATTTTCCAGACCAAGTACCACCCGACTGTGACCAAGGGTGAGTGGATCATTGACAAGCAGGCGGGTGAGACCCGTCGCATCTTAAACGACATGCCTTTTGACGAGGCTCTAGCAATATGGAAGACAACCTAATGGCGTATGTTGATACCATTCCTGCACTGACTGAAGAGTATACATTCTGGTGCAAGGCACAGGGTTTGAAGTGCATTGATGCGATGGAGTTGATCCATGAGGATGAGCTTACGCGCCATCAGAATGCTTGGGTTGTTCAGTTCATGGAGCGTTGGGAAGCGGCTTGGAATCGTGAGCTTGATGCTGAAGATGCCGCCTTGCAAGAGTGCTGGCATAGAGAAGGGGGTGAGTGATGAGCGCCTACTACAACGAGATCGACCCGTATGCCGCCGAATGGCTACGCAATTTAATCAAAGCCGGACACATCGCGGATGGTGTTGTCGATGATAGGAGCATCAGTGATGTCAGACCAGAAGAACTTTTTGAATTTACTCAGTGCCACTTCTTCGCAGGGATTGGCATCTGGAGCCGTGCCCTCAGAGGTGCGGGATGGGCAGACGATCGGCCAGTTTGGACAGGATCGTGCCCGTGCCAGCCTTTCAGCGGTGCAGGCAAACGAGCGGGGACTTCTGACGAGCGGCATTTGTGGCCCCATTGGAACCACCTCATCCAAGAGTGCCGCCCTGCAACAATCTTTGGAGAGCAAGTTGCAAGCAAGGACGGCCTCGGTTGGCTCGACCTTGTACAAACTGACATGGAAGCAAAGGACTACGCCTTCGGGGCGTTCGATCTCAGCGCATCGGGGTTCGGCGCTCCGCACATCAGGCAACGCCTCTGGTTCGTGGCCGACACCGACAACGCGGGATCACAAGGGCGGATACCAAGGGGGCCGGATCAGGAACGGGAAGATCAGCACGGACACCTTGGACGTGCCGGCTCAACGGACGGGGGGCTGGGCAACGCCGACCTCCATGACGGGGGGCACGGGGATAGCACCCTCACATCTGACGGGCAAGCACGGGTGGAACACGGGAGCGCAAGCGCAACTGACGGCATGGAGCGAGGACCAAGCGGCAAGACTAACGGCCACTGGAAAGATGCTGACTGGCTCTTCTGCCGAGATGGCAAGTGGAGGCCAGTTGAACCCAGCACATGCCCGTTGGTTGATGGGGCTACCTCAAGGGTGGGACGATTGCGCGCCTACGGCAACGGCATCGTTCCTCAAGTCGCGCAAGGTTTAATCGAAAGCTACATGGAAACAAGGAAGGAAACGTAATGCCTATGAAAGCAACAATCAAACTACGGGACGTTGACAACTTAGTTATATCGTCCACGTCTATAACAGCGGACCATTACGAAGACGGCCCCGATCCCGACGAATTTCTTAAAAACGCTTGGAAGATGGCCGATCAAATGGCAAACCACCTATCGTGTGCAGATGAATGGCGCTTAACCTTAACATTCGATTTAGATCTGCGGGAAACTTTTGAAGAGATTATGACAAAACGGGGGAGATCGTAATGGGAATAGAAATGTATTTAACTGGGGACAAGTTTGTTCCAGAAATTGGGTGTCAGGACAAATTACCGAGGGCCAAGGTCGATAGTTATCCTGTCGAGAGCCTGCGTTTGCAGATGGGATACTGGCGCAAGCATTGGGCTCTGCATAATTACATCGACTCCAATTACTGCGAGGATGGTTCAGTTAAGATTGAGTTGGAGTCGGAGGATCTGCGTAATATTGCCGATGCCGTGGAGCAAGGTAAACTGCCAGACGCCGACTACTCAGGGGAGACCGATGCATACCACAAGGAGCCGGAGCAAGTTGCGGAGACCTTGAAGATACTACGCGACGCCGCCGATTGGTTGGACAAGAAAGACAACACTTGGAAGTCTGTCGAATACTATGGGAGTTGGTGATGAACTTAACTGACTTCGCCGCGTTGATTGGTTTCGCTTGCGGTATTATCGTGGGCGGAACTATTGTATTTTTTACTTTAACTTTTTTATGGATATGCTGAAAATGAGTAGTCAAGATATGGATCGTCTGTTGGACGAAGTGTTTGCAAAAGTGTTCGGGAGTAGATGGTGATGTTAAATCTTATAAAGATAAATATGCTGTTTCAGGAACAGTTTGTTGATCTGAAGGCAAGATTACATTCGGATCACATAATTGCTTTTAGTTTTATTTACGAAACAATTGAGCAAATGAACCTCAACGACTTACAAAAGGCTTTATCTTTGCCGCAAGCGAAGGTTCACAGATCTGCAAAAAATCTTAAAGAAGCTGGTTTGATACACATGTTTAGGTGCGAAAAAGACAGCAGAATGATAACAGTAGTTATTACGCATAAAGGACATCTACTTGCAGAAAAAATAAATAAACTTTTGGCCTCTGATAAGTCCGAACTTATCAGTGAAGTTATGAATAACGTATCCAAAGTTACGGATCAAATAAAAACAAAAAATAAAATACGGAAAGCAAGTGATTCTGGAGAGTTTGCAAATTGCAGAAAAGGTATAATCCAAGTCCTTAAAGATAGAGGTGAAACTTTTTTGGAGGTTGGGGCAAATTACGTTAAAACTAAAAGAGGCATAGTAACCAAATCTGTACTGATAAAAAGATCAAGCGCCTTCAACATTATTGAATTGATAGACTTCATGCGCAGTACAGATTTGAAAAATTATAACGAGTTAATGACGCCGACGAAACGAAGCGGAGGACAAACATAATGGCTAAGTGGAAAGAAATACCGTTGGGCATACCGCTGAAACAGCAGTTCGATAACTTCGCCGCACTCGCCGCGCTCCAAGAAACTAGGCAAAAAGAATGTAGCCAATGTGGCGGTGAAGGTAAGGTCGAAACCGACGTGCCGCGGCCCGCGAACTTCGGACGTGACATAGGTGAGTTGTATGTCGAATGGCTGGCCTGCGAAGATTGCAACGGGTCAGGGAAAATTAACTTGGAAGATGATGGGGAAACCGATTAAACTTAAACATACTGGAGGAGAGGAACCATGGAAGAAGTAGAAAAAACCATTAATAAAATTTTGGAAAGTTGTCCAAAAGAAATGTCGCCCCCAACAATGTCTGCAATCATAGCAAACATCATCAACCTATATAACTTCTCGCACCTCTGGCCGCTGGTCGTCGCTCAAACAACCGCAATGCTCGAACTGCACCAGTGCGAAGAAGATGCAACAGACGCGGTAGAAGATGCAGACGCCTTCCTAAAAAAAATAACAAAAGGAAGTATGCACTAATGGATGATGAACGCCTAATCGACGTAGTGAAAGAAATCAAAAAACTAAGGGACGAGCTTTCCGAAAAACAATGGAACGATCTCGACACCGGATCCGTAGACCGCCGACTGCGGCACTTTGAAAATCTAGCAAGACAGGGAGAATTTTATGAGCCTACTTTCTGAACAAAAACTAACGCCGTTTCAAGAGAACGAACTGCAATGGTTGCGAAA